TTTTGATAAACCTTACAAGTTCAAAAAGATTAATATTGCCCTGAAAGATAGAAAAATGGCTTCACTAACAGCTGATAGTCCTCAAGGTGAAATTCGTATAAGCTTAGAGAATTTTGGTAGACTCGGAAAAAATAATTTTGAATTAGATTTTTCGGTAGGCAATAGGTTCTCTAAAACAGGTAAAGGTGACCAATTTAGAATTTTTTCTACAGTAATTCAAGGTCTGAAAATGATTATTGATAAAGAAAAAGATGAAATCAAAACTGTAACTTTTAGTGCAGATAAAGAATATGAAGATGACACTTTTGATGCTGCTTTTGACGGAAGACCCGCTTCTAAAAGCACGACTAATTTGAGTCGTGCTAGATTATACAATACGATGATAAAAAAGTTTGCTAGTAAAATGAGGTTTAGTGTAGATATTGATGACTCCAGCAATAGAGTTACCGTATATACGCTCAAAAACAAAACCTTTAAAGAATCGTAAAGGTAATATATGTTTGCACTTCTTGGTTCTGTTCTAGGTTTCGGCACTTCCTTTGCTCCAAAGATTTTGGAGACGATTAATAAAGGTCGTGAGCAAAAGCATGAACTAGCGAAGATGAAGATGTCTGCAGATATTAAAATGCAGATGCAAGACGCTGAGTTCGACCACTTGCAAGACATGGCTCACCATGAAGAACATAAACGTCTAATCGAACATGATATTGCTATCTCTAAAGAGACAGGGTTCTTTGCAGGTCTTAAAAAGGGCGTACGTCCTATTATCACCTATTGTTTCTTTGGATTTTTTCTCTTCTATAAAATAGTCCTTGTAATGGAAGCGATGAGGAACGGCCAGGATATGGCTGCAATTTCTGATGTAATCTGGGACCCACAGTCCCAGTCTATCTTTGCAGCAATCATTTCATTCTGGTTTGGATCACGAGCAGTTGAGAAATTAAAGTAACTGTTTACAAATTTCGTGATCTGATATATAATACCTAATTCTAAAAATTCAAGCATAAAAAGAGGTACGTTCTATGACCAATAGTCTAGACATGAGGGACTTTCTGTCTCAAACTAAATTTTACGACTCATATTCCAGATACATCGATGATGAAAACCGCTATGAGAGTTGGGATGAATCTGTTGACCGTGTTATGGCTATGCATAAGGACTATTATAAAGATCAGATGAGTACGGCATTGGCAGGTGAAATGGCTACTGCCTCTAATGCATATAAAGAAAAACGTGTACTCGGTGCGCAACGCGCTTTACAGTTTGGTGGTGACCAGCTGCTTAAACATCAAATGAAAATGTATAACTGTACGTCTTCATACGTAGACCGCGCATCTTTCTTTGGTGAATATTTCTATATTCTTTTGTGTGGTGCAGGTGCAGGTTTTTCTGTGCAAACCCACCATGTAGACAAGCTTCCTCAGGTCGTAGATCGTAAGAAGCAGGCTAAAGGTTATGTTGTAGAAGATTCAATTGAAGGTTGGGCATCTGCGTTGGACGTATTGATGTCTTCATACTTTGTAGGTGGTGGTAACTACCCTGAGTTTGAAGGACGGCGTGTATTCTTTGACCTGACAAACATTCGTCCGCGCGGTGCTAAAATCTCTGGTGGATTTAAAGCTCCTGGTCCTGACGGTTTGCGTATGGCTTTGGATCGTATTGAGTACTTGATTCAAGGTCAAGTAATGGGTAAAAGCAATCCTGTTTCTTTACGCCCAATCCATGTCTACGATATTGCGATGCATTGTGCTGACGCGGTTCTGAGCGGCGGTGTGCGGCGTTCTGCTACTATCTGTTTGTTCTCACCAACTGACACAGAGATGATGAGTGCAAAGACTGGTAATTGGTTTGTAGATAACCCACAGCGTGCACGTTCTAATAACTCTGCGGTGATTGTACGTAAAGAAACCAAAAAAGAAGACTTTATGGCGATCATGGACAGCATTAAGCAGTTTGGTGAACCAGGTTTCGTATTTGTAGAATCTACTGAGCATACAACCAATCCGTGTGTAGAGATTGGTATGTTCCCACAGATTGATGGCGAGTCTGGCTGGCAAGGCTGTAACCTAACAGAGATTAATGGTGGACAATGTGTAGATGAGGAATCATTCTATAAAGCATGTGAAGCAGCATCGATCCTTGGTACTCTTCAGGCTGGCTACACTGACTTTAATTTCTTATCAGATACATCCAAAAAGATCTTTGACCGCGAGGCTTTGCTTGGTGTATCGATTACTGGATGGATGAATAACCCTGATGTACTATTCGATGAAAAGATTTTGGAAAAGGGTGCCAAAATTGTTAAAGAGACTAATGCTCGACTTGCTGCTCTTATCGGTATCAATCCTGCTGCTCGGACTACTTGTGTTAAGCCTAGCGGGAATGCTTCTGTCCTCTTGGGTACAGCAAGTGGAATCCATGCTGAACACGCTGAAAGATATATTCGCAACATTCAGTTGAATAAAGAGTCTGAGATTGCACAGTTAATTGCTAAGACTAATCCTGATATGGTTGAAGAATCAGTTTGGTCTGCAGCTGGTAGCGATTGGGTTGTATCATTCCCTATTACACCTAAGCCAGGTTCTATTCTTAAAGATGAACTGATTGGACCTAAGCACCTTGATCTTGTAGGAAAAGCGCAAAAACATTGGGTAAATACAGGTAAGAATAAAGAACTTTGTGCAGACCCAACCGTATCTCATAACGTGTCAAACACAATTTTAGTGGAGGATTGGGACGAAGTTGCAGAATATGTTTATAGCAATAGGAATAGCTTTGCTGGTATTTCTTTCTTGTCTACTTCTGGCGATAAGGATTTCAATCAAGCGCCAAACACTGAAGTCATCGACGCTGAGAAGATGGTTGAAAAGTATGGAGTGGCTTCTGTATTAGCCTCTGGTCTCGTTGTGGATGGCCTACAGGCATTCGGAGACCTTTGGATGGCTTGTTCTACAGCTCAAGGATTTGGTGAGGATATTTCTCAAGAAAACTCTAAGAACACTATGAAGAAAGATTGGGTGCGTCGATTCCAGGCGTTTGCCAGTAAGTATTTGGAAGGTGATCTTAAGCAGGCAGAATACTGTTTGAAGGATGCTCACTTGATTCATAAATGGGAAAAGATCAAAAGGTCATACCAACAGATTGATTGGATTGGTGAGCTTACTGAAAAGAAGTTTACTGACGTCGATACTCTCGGAGCGGCTGCGTGTGCGGGAGGTGCATGCGAGATCGACTTCTAACTAATAATATCAAAACTTAATAAAAATGATAAATAGCTCCAGGTGAACAACTTGGAGCTATTTTTTTATATATGTGGTATCATGAATTTAAACCGTTTGAGCCAGAAAGTGCTCCGGAAGAATATATTGGATTTGTCTATCGTATTCAAGACTTAGATACAAATAAAAAGTATATCGGTAAAAAACTGTTTTGGAATCGACGCAAAACCAAAGTAAAAACTAAAGCCGGTGGTACTAAGACAAAATATGTAACTAAAGAATCCGATTGGAGAAGTTACTATGGTTCTAATGCACAACTCAAAGAAGAAGTTGCAAATTACGGACCAGACCCAGAAGCTAAAAAATATTACAGAGAAATCCTTAGGTTATGTAAGACCAAAGGCGAATGTTCGTACCATGAAGCAAAATTGCAATTTGAATATGATGTATTATTAAGAGACGATTATTATAATGGTTATATCCAGTGTAGGATTAACTCGAAGCATATTAAAAAGGATGAAGATGATGGTGAATAAAATTACATTGCATATTTTTGAGGTAATCAAAAAAGCTGCTAGTCAAAATAAAAAAGCAGATAAAATTGCTATTCTTAAACAGAATGAAACTTTTGCTTTAAGAACTATTCTTCAAGGTACCTATAATGAAAATGTGGTGTTTAGTTTACCTGTAGGAGATCCTCCGTATGAAGCCAATAGGCTACAGAGTGCACCAAGCAATCTATTAAAGCAGGCAAAGCGCTTAGGTTATTTCGTTGAATCTAGTCAAATGAATCAGATTAAAAAAGAACGTATGTTTATTCAGCTCCTCGAAGCAGTCCATCCCGAGGATGCTAAAATCGTATTGCAGATGAAAAACAAAACTCCATTTAAGGGCATTTCATCTGCGGTAGTGAAGGAGGCTTTTCCTAATATCCTCCCATAGTTATAATGATCTTTGAACCTCAACTACTAAAGGAATCTTTCTATGATCATTTCCCAAATCGAAAGACTCAGAAAAGACTACCGTGAATTAGAACATTATGAGTATAAGATGGCAAAAAGAGGTCGTTCAGACCTTGTGAGGAAACTGAGGCTTAAAAGGGATTTCTTAGGTAAATCAATATCTGATATGGAGGAACAATCCTACACTTAGTTGTGTACAATCACTGAAAATTAGTATATAATAACAGTACTGTTGCGGGGGGAGAGGTATACACCAATGTATCTTTCCCCTTTGCCATTTAGATACAGTAACATATATGACACAGTATCAAGTTTATATACAAAAAATGAATTTAGTGTTGTATTTTTGTAGCTACAAGTTATATATTGCATATATAAGCTGATTAACTAAAGGACTTACATCATGACAAAGTTTGACAAAACACAATTCGAATTCTTCGGTGGTTACCTCAACTACCTCGGCGACTACGAAGGCGCTGAGTACTACGAAGAAGGTAATTGCCACCCATCCCGTGTAGGTACTCGTAAGCCTCTCTTTATTGCTCGCTTCAAGTACGGTGGACCTTTTACTAAATCGAAGGTAATGAAGAAAATCGTAGATATGTTCACTGTGGAGCAATACGCCGAAATGATGAAGATTGGTAACACTCCACTCAATATCATCAAGCAATTCGACCCGGTGTGGTTCAACAAAACTCTTTACGGAAAATAAGAAATGAAACGTCAAACCATACTCAAGCGGATTGGAGAGCCTAATTTGTCTCTCTTTGACGCTCCGGGTTACTTTTATTTTGAATATGACGACGGTGCTATATTAGAAACACGTAACGTAATGGTCGATCGGCTTTCACACCTATTTATCGATGAGTGGGTTGAAGAAGGTAAAGACTTCGTAAAGGACATTAAAAATGAAAGCACCCAGACTTAAAGATTATTGGAAGTATAATTTTACCCAGACATTCTGGAATCTATACCTAACTAAAAATCCCATGGCCCGACTAATGGGTCTAGACTTTAGTAGCTTCCTAAACAAAAAGAAAGATGAAAATGACACAACTGAATGAAAAAGTAATCCTCACTGATTGTGATGGTGTACTCGTTGACTGGCTCTTTGGATTCAAAGAGTTTATGGCTAACAAAGGTTACACTGAGCAAGACCCAACCGGTTATGCTGTATGGAAACGCTACGGCCTTCTTAATAAGGATAAGGGAAGAGAAATCTGTGAAGAGTTTAATAACTCCGCAGCAATTGCTTATTTGACTCCAAATCTAGATGCTGTTAAATATGTACGTAAACTGCACGAAGAAGGTGGATATGTCTTACGTGTAATCACCTCTTTGTCGTTGAATAAATATGCATACAAAGCACGGCTACAGAACCTTCACGATCTTTTTGGTGAAT